GAGGTAAGAACCTCATTATCCAATAAAGAATGGGGTACTTTTAAGAATGGTTCTAAACTAGCTTTCATTTATAAATTCTGTAATAGGTTTAAGTTTATCCAATGGGATTGACCAAACAAAAGGTCTATCATTCTTTCCAAAGTTAGTCCAAGTGCCACATTTTTGACAATCTTTTGCTTGAATGTAGCCATGAAAATAAAAGGTTGGGGTATCATCTGATACATAGAAATAATAATCTTCAGCTTTAAATCCTTTTCTTATTATCAATGACTTGTAAGATTTGGAAAATAATTGTGATCTTACTTGAACTGGCTTATCATTAATAATTAAATCCTTACCTTGAAAGTTATTAACAGAATGTGTAAAATACGATTTCATAATTTTAGCCAAAGCCATCTCTGCAAGACAACCTGAAATTGTTTTACCCCACTTTTGATACCTATCAAATGAAGCACCATGACCCCATTGTATATTAGCTTTTAGGCTTTCTGTTTCCCTGACAATCCCAGTAATTGCACCTGATAATATTTCTTCCCAATTTAAATCTACCTTTTCCAAAGACATTTATACTACATACACAATAAAATAAATAAAGCAAATAAAAGTATTGACTTATTTGTAAATAATCTGTAAATAACCAAATCAGATGAAAGAAAGATTTACAGATACAGCTTGGACAGAAGGTGATTTTAATAAAGCAACAAGCTCACCTAGTCAAACAGCATTAAGTAATTGGGTATGGTTTATTAAATATCATCTATCCCCACATTTAAAATTTAAATCAGAAAGACCATCAATAAGTTTTAAAGCTGGTACATTTATCCATGAATGGTTTCAAAACATATTAGTAGGTCAGGCAAAGATTGAAGATGTTGAGCATCATTTTAAAAATCATATAGATCAGTTTGAATTTAGTGAGAATGAAGGTATCAAAGCACAATTTATTTTAAAGTATGTCAAAGGCTATGTTGAAAGACACTTGGAAGCTATCAATGAAGTATCAGATAACTTTTCAGGTTGGAAAATAGAAATACCTTTTTCTGATTGGTATGATGATAAGTATATGGATCAAACATTAAATATTGCAAGTGAAGGTTATATTGATTGTGTTAATGATAATGAAAATAAAATAACAGAACATAAAAATAGGTTTGGTAGTGTCAGAAAATCACCACTTAAAGTTAATAGAAAAGATAGTAATATAAATAGAATTGGGGATTGGGTGTATTCTAAATCACAATTAATAAAGCAACCTCAATTTACTCATTGCATACAAACAGCAGTCTATTCAAAACATTTTAAAAATAAATATAAACCATATTTAATTTATGTATCAGAAGCTGATTATACAATTTTTACACCTGATAATTGTTGGGAACTTACCCCAAAAGGTTTGGAATATTTTTTTAGAAAATTCATACAAATAAACATAAAAAGACAAGAACTATTAAGAGCTGCCAATGGTAGCATTAAAAGATTGGCTTGTTTAATTGATGTGGATTGGTCTGAAATTAGAAATTATAAATCTAATTTTATGCTAAAGAATTATGAAGAAGAAGATATGCAAAGGTTGGAGGACTTTTATGAAAAACTATAAGGATAGATATGTCAGATAAATTAATGCAAACACTAGCTCAATTACAAACAGAGAATAGAAAATTTAAACAAGAATTAAAAATTAGAGATCAGAAACTTCTTGAAAGGGATGAAACTATGAAGATTGCTAATGAAGAATATCAAAAATCTTTGGCTAAATTAAAGGATGATTTAGCTTTTAAAGATAAAGTCTTAAAATCATTAAGACCCAAACCAAAAATAAGAAAGGTAAAAAAATGAAGATTGATCCTATCGTAAAAGATATTTTAAATGAATTAAAGTTTAATCCATCTGAATGCTTATGGGAAAAACATGGTGCTACTTGTATGAAGCATAGATACATAGAAATAGCAGGACAAAACAAAGGTGTTTCCATAGATAGTTTAGATGAAGTTGAGAAAAATTCAGCAGAAGGTGTGGTTGCAATTAAATGTACTGCTAGTCTTGGCAAAGCAAAGGTTATAACTTATGGCGAAGCCACACCAAAGAATAATAAAAATGGTTATCCTTATGCAATGGCAGAGAAAAGAGCAGTTGATAGAGCTATATTAAAATTGATTGGCATACATGGTTTTGTTTATTCAGATGATGAAGTGGATGATAAGTTTGAAAATGTTCAAGTAAAAAAAATAGAAGTAAAGCAAGAACCAAAGAAAGACAATATAGATAAAATTTATATTGCTGGTGCTTTAGAAAAAATAAAAAATAACAAAGATAAAAAAAATTCTTCGGTCTTAAGAAGTGATATTGAAAGTCTTAAAACCAGAATAAATCAGTCTATGGGTTGGGATGCGTTCACAAAGACAGATCAATTTAAAACATTTAACGCATTAAGAAATCAAATAACCAAACAAAGAAGGAGTTAGACTATGGCTTTTGAACTAAAAGAAGGCGAAGGTTATCTAAACAGAGATAATGAAAATCCTGAAAAATTTTGGGGATCATTTAAGGTCAGCCAAGATTTAAAAAAAGGTGATACCATCAATCTTACTGAATGGATTAATACCAAAGATGATGGCAAAGTTGTTCATAAATTACAAGAAAGAAAACCTAAACAAGGTTAATTGTAATAGATGGGGTGGTAGTTTTTGTTAAAACAAGCCTCTTGTTTTAGCTCCCTTGATCGGTTAGTTAGCTCTGCCACCCCTTTTAAACTATGGAACTTATAATATTAAATGATGGTCTTTATCATCTTATACCAATCACAAGTAATATGGTTGAAGATATAAAGTTATTTAATGAGATTGATTGTATGGACTTGTGTAATTTATTAAGAATTAAATTAACTGGTTATGTAGATACTTTAAATCTACACATGATGAATGATAATACTGGTGCAATGATGGGTTGTATCTGCAAATAAAATTAAAGGAGTAATATGGGAAAAGACGATAATATAAAATGGATAGACATTGGCGAAAAAATGGTCAAGCAAATGTTAGAGAAGAAACAAAAAGAATATGGAAGTTTTGATAACAACGCATACATCATGGCTAACTTTTTACAATCAGCACTAGAAATAGTTAATGGATATAAGGTTAAAGTACCTATTACAATCATACCACAACTAATGATTGTTCTTAAATTGACAAGAACTATTGATGATGGTAGTGGGAAAGATATATACAAACTAGATACCCATAAGGATATTTCTGGGTACAACGACCTATTAAAAGATATGCTATTAAAAATGAGAAGCAAGGAGGACAATGACTAAAATATTTTATAGTCCTAGAATTAAAGAAATCATTGATTTTATGGCTGTTTATTATGATGAACATGATTGTTTCCCCAAGCTAGATGAGATAGGTAAGGCATTAAATTTAACTAAACAAAGGGTAGGTATTCTATTAAAGAATGCTGAAAAATTAAAGTTGATAAAGTCTGACAATGTTTTCATGCGAAAGTATATGTTGACTAAACAACCTAAAATTAGTAAATTAAAAGTCAACAATTACTATGAGTTGTAAAAAAATATATTACTACGAATTTTCTGCAACTTTAGAAGAAGAATTTGATTCTGTTGAGAAAGCAGCAGATCAAAGGAATGCTAGTGAAAAGGCAGTTGTTAAAGAGATAACTAATAAAAGCCTTCAGCATTCTATAATTAAAAAGGAGGATAGGAATGAACCTAACCAATGAACTTCCTAGATTGTATGGGAAGCTACAAAAGTGCCATAACAATATCATGGCTTCTATTGATAGCAGAATGTGTGTCCATACACTTCAGGATTATGTTGAGTACAGACAATTAGTAAGAAGAATTGTTAATGCTCAAAACAAAGAAGCAAAAGTTATTTACGAAAGATAAATAACCGATAACAAAAACGATAAGAAAGGAAGGCTATCTATGTCTGCAAAAGAAAAAGACCCCAATAAACTAAAACTTGATAAGCATATTGGTATCAAATTAAGAAACAAAAGAGTAGAAAGAAAACTCAATCAAACAAAAGTTGCTGATGTACTGGGTGTAACATTTCAACAAGTTCAAAAGTATGAGAAAGGAAGCAATGGAACAAATGCTTTTATTCTTTTATTACTATCTGAATTTTTTAAAGTACCAGTATCATATTTCTTTGAAGGTTTTAATCCAAGAACATTTGAAAGTAGCATAACTTACCATGACAGATTTCCAGAGATACACAGAGGTAATCAGGTCAAGAATGAAAACTTATATCCTAATCCTAACTCTATGAGTAGTTTAGGTAATAAGATGAAAGATGTTTTCTTGCTTGAAGAAACATTAAACAAAGAAGAAATATTATAACAATCATGTCATTGGGTCAGTCAAATAAAAAGTTTGATTGGCTCAATGATTTAACAATTAGAGATAAAGATACATCAAGATTAGATGAACTAGCAAATCTTTATAATAAAACTAAAGATAAAAAATATTCTAAAGAGTGGTATGTGTTAGTTCAAAAAATTACTAAACAACTTAATTCTTAACTTCATTTTCATAAGTCTTATCATCATCAGCTTTACGCATACATTGATAATGAGCTTTACCTTTGGGATAGAAAGCAACAAAGCTATCTTGATTGGTCATGTCTTGACCACAATATTTACACTTTCCTATGTCTATGATTATTACTTTTGGTTTCTTCCAGACTTTCTTATGTTTTGGCATAGTTAGGTCTTTTGCCTTTTCTGGATTTTCTTTCAGCTTTCTTTTTTCTTGAAACAGCAGAGGCTCTTTGACTTGCAGACATTGATCTAGCTTTTGCTAGTGGTACACACTTTGGATAATTTTTTCTTTTCTCTCCTTTTGATCTACCACATGGAGGAAAGCCACCACCTTTTTTACGATTGGCAATGTCCACCCATTTTTCTGATGTCCACTTTCTTAAACTCATCTTTTTCTTTTAGTTTTCTTTTTACCAACTTTACCTTTGCAATACTTACTTGCCCACATATTTGCATAAGCAGATGGATATACTTTAAATTTTCGCTTCGCTGCAGCTTTACCAGCAGCACATAATTTAGCCATTATCTAACTCCTTTACAATTTTTAATTTTTCTTCAGCAGTTGCAATCTTTTCTACTAACTTATCTACTTCATCTATGTGTTGTGGGTGTTCTCCAATACCAACACTATTGTTAAAATATATTTTTATTGTTGCTTCAGCTTCACAAATTTGAGCTTCATATCTTTTCTCTAATGCTTTTAAGATATGTTGCTTCATGCACTATGTCTTTTTTGTACCATAAATTTAGCTGTCTTGACAGCACCTTTGTGTGGCTTGTATGCACCTTTCATAAGTTTATATGAACTACCTTTTTTCATCCAATGAAATCCTTTAGGTGCTTTTACAGATTTTTTCATCATACTTTTTTCTTTTTCTTTTTTCTTTTTTTCATAGCTTTAAAATCTGCACCTGTAATTTTATTTCTAGGTGGTGCAACTCTTGCTAATTTTTTTTGCTTTGCACTATATTTACTAAATGGCATAATTTTTTAACCCTCCAACATTCCCATCTAACTAGTAGATACTCCTGATAATTAATATTTGTTTTTCATTTTTTTGCTTTTCTTCTTCTTTTTCTTTTTATCTTTTTTTTTCTTCATATACATAGTTATCTCCTTTTATTTTTACGACCCATATACCAATCTCCAGGTTCATAATTCCATCTTTTACCATGATGACCCCTTATATCAGCATATAGCATTCTAGCTCTCACTATTAATTTTATAATTGACCTTACCATTTTTTGCAAGACCAATATCTAGCACTAAATACATCCTTTGCAGTAGCACACTTGTGTCTTGCTCTAAATGATTTTCTTCTAGCAGGATTAGATTTTTTAATAGTCATATTAGCATCACCATATCTAATAATCTTTTCTTTCCCACCTTTACAGGCTTTGACTACAAATTTTTTACCACCTTGTACTTGTCGTCTAGGTGAATTACATTTCATTTTTGATTTATCTATTGCCATTAATCTATTTTATCAACTCCATCAAAGTATTTATAATCAAATTCTACAACTCTGCAATCATGTTTTTTACGCATGGACTTTTGTTTGTCTGCAAATTCAATAGCTTTATCTTCAGATTGAAAGATTGTATTAGTGAACATCTTATATTTATCATCTTGTTTCCATACCACACAATAAATCATGCTTTTACTTTTGGTTTAGGTGGAGGTACTACTACTTCCTGACAACCAAACTTTGAATATATTTGAAATTGATTTGTTTCTTGTCTGCCTATTTCTTTAGTTTTATCTAATGATTTTTGGTAACCATCTAATAAACAATCATAATAACTATCATATACTTTTGGAAAAGTATGTGGGTCTAAACAAGTGTTGGCTATGGTACTGCACATAACTATTGTTAGCATTATTTTCATTTATCATCCTTTTTATCCTCCAACTTTTTGATCTTATCATTAGCATCTTCAAGGTCTTTGGTTAAATGTTCTAATTTTTGCAAACATCTTTTGTTTGCTGAATCTTTAGATTTACCAGCATCCTGTAATTCTGCAACCTCTTGTTTCAGAATACGAACCTGATCTTTATATTCGTTTATTAAATCTATATTATCAGACATTATTTTTTTTTAAAAGTAGAAACACCTTTGATACCTAGAATTGTAGAAAATGCACCGACTACAAGAGCTTGATAAAACATTGGAAGATTTGCAAACTTGTCAAAAAATATATCTATCTTTGCTTGTATATCTGGATCATCACTAAACACAGACCAAGCTAATAAAAGCAGAGGAATTGAGATCAGCACCAAACAAAATTCGTCTTTCCAATCATTTCTATGTGAATCAATAACAGCTTTTTTAAATTCTACCTCACCATTTGCCATGCGTTCAGCCAATTTTAATTCAGCTACTGACTCTAATTCTTTAGTCTTTCTTCTATTGGAAGCAATAGACATACCAGTTTTAATCATACCTGGAACTAATTTAGATGCTATACTTAACCACATTATGACTTTGCACTCCTCATTTTTCCAGCTAACTTACCTGCTCTAGCTGGTGTTTGTT